CCCCGCATGGATCTCGACGGACAACTTGAGCCGCAGGTCTTTGCGTTCGAGGCTCATGTCACGAGGAATAAAATTGCCCGGCGATGCTCTACCGGGCGAAAGCCACACGGAGGAGGGGTGTGTGGCTCGAGGAGATCATTGCGGCGGGTACACGTCCGGACGAAGCTGCTGTCTCGGGATCCCGAAGTGCTCTTCAATCTTCAGAACGTGCCTGATCGGGATCTTGCCCTTCCACTGGTACACCGCCTGCGGCGTCACACCGAGAACGCGCGCCCAATGGCTGAAGCCTCCGTGCTTCTTCACCAACTCTTGAACCATCATGGTTCCACATCTTAGCAAAGCTTCAAGCGACGTTCAAGCGCTACTTTTAGCCACGCTTGAACACCCCCGCCTGCATTCTTCAACAGATTGCGCAGCAGGCAATGCACTTGTCGGCAGAGCAAAGAAGGGCCTTGGTAGCCTTCCTACAGGCTGCGGAGGGCCTAGGAGATGGGGAAGAGCGGTAATGCGGGCGGTTGTCTGTGTGCGGTCCTGAGGCCCCACGAAGGCGATCCCATCGTCGATCCGAGCCACTTCAAGACCAGGGGCGACAAATTCGCCCAACTCGCCGCTAGCGGACACCTGGCGGGCGTTATCTCCCTGATCGTCCTGCGGGATGGCTCCCTGTATCTCACGGGGTACGGAAAATTCGGCGGAATTGAAGACTTTGCCGGGAAAGTTATCAGTGAAATCACCAAACTAGAGAAAGATCCCCACTAGGGGGAAATTTTTTTGTCCAAAGTTTCAAGTTTGGCTTGCTTTTCTTGAAGGCTTGCTTTATAGTTCACTTCAAGCCGCCCCATCCGGCGGATCAATCAAGAGGAGCAGGCGATGAGACCGACCGACTGGTGGCTACGCCGCAACTTCCTCGGGCCGCGGGTGCCGTGGCTCGAGATCGCGCTTGGCGTTGTGGTGCTGGGGCTGTTGCTCGTGAACCTGATTGCCCGATGACCTACGACCAAGCCGCTCGCCAAGCGAAACAGGAGAAGCGCGATTACGACCGCCTCCTGTACGCCCAGAACGGGAAACCCTATGGGTTCATCCCGGTGAGGAACGGACGTGCGCTGCCGCCGAGAGAAATTGCCCGCGCCCTGATCGCGCAGATCGAAGGAAGAAAAGAGTGAAATACGAAATCAAGGACCGAATCTCCGGCGCCGTCCTGTTCTCCCTCGAATGTCAGTCATTCAAGCTCTGTGTCGAGGCGGCAGTTAAGGCACGCGCGAACCTCGCAGGCGCCAACCTCGCAGGCGCCAACCTCGCACGCGCCAACCTCGCAGACGCCTACCTCGCAGACGCCGACCTCGCAGGCGCCAACCTCGCAGGCGCCAACCTCGCACGCGCCAACCTCGCACGCGCCAACCTCGCAGGCGCCAACCTCGCAGACGCCAACCTCGCACGCGCCAACCTCGCAGACGCCTACCTCGCAGACGCCGACCTCGCAGGCGCCTACCTCGCAGACGCCTACCTCGCACGCGCCGACCTCGCAGGCGCCTACCTCGCAGACGCCTACCTCGCACGCGCCGACCTCGCAGGCGCCAACCTCGCGCTCCACCTAGGTTATCCCAATGGATGGAGCGCTTTTGCCTGGGTTAAGGACAACAAAGTGCGCGTTCAAGTCGGCTGTCGGAATTTCACGCTGGCCGAGGGGCGCGAGTACTGGAAAGGCAAAGATAACCGCCGTGAAGTACTCGCTGCCTTGGACTACGCAGAGCACGTCGCGGAATTGCGCGGATGGGTGAAGGAGAGGAGTGATGGGTGACTACGAAATCCTTGACGATTGGTTCGCCCCCAACAAGTGGGAAGCGGCCGAGTACGACGTGGACTGCCGTATCTCCCGCGGGGATGCCGCCTTCCTGGCCGAAGTCCTGGACGAGTTCATCGATGATGGATTCGAGGGTTTCGCCAAGCGCCTGGTCAAAGTCCTCGAGCACAAGTCTGGATCACCAGAGGAGATCAAGGATGCCGTGTATCTGGCCGCAGGAGAGCTCAGGCGATGGATCGCGGCTGAATACGTGCGGAGGGTGATGTGAACCAGAAAACTCTACGTGTCTGGCATTTCTTCCGCAACGACGGAAGAACCGGTGTAGGCCTATTGCGCGTCAAAGTCGGGGAAACAATGCACGTCAAAGGCGAGATCATCCCGTGCCGTAATGGTCTGCACGGATCGGTGCGTGCTATCGATGCCATGCGATACGCACCAGGGGCGATGGTTCAAATTGCGGATCTCTCAGGAACCATTATCCCTCACGGCAATCCGGTGGATAAACATGCCGCCTCCGCGCGCACCTGCATCGCCATTGCAAACGCAGAACCAACTCTGCGTTACTTCGCGCGCTGGTGTGCTCTGTCAGTAACCGATAAGTGGGACCCTCCTCAAGTCGTCATTGATTTTCTGATGACTGGTAATCCAGAACTTAGGGCCGCTGCGAGTGCCGCTGCGTGGACCGCTGCGTGGGCCGCTGACGCTGCGTGGGCCGCTGACGCTGCGAGGGCCGCTGCGTGGGCCACAGCGGCCTTCGCAGCGGTCCACGCAGCGGCATTCGCAGCGGCACTCGCAGCGGCACTTGACGCTGCGAGGGCCGCTGACGCTGCGTGGGCCGCTGACGCTGCGAGGGCCGCTGCGTGGGCCACTGACGCTGCGAGTGCCGCTGCGAGTGCCGCTGCGAGTGCCGCTGCGTGGACCGCTGCGAGGGCCGCTGACGCTGCGAGGGCCGCTGCGTGGGCCGCTCAGAACGAAAAATTAGAACAACTACTCAACGAAGCGATAGAGGCACAGCGATGATCGACTTCTGGGAAGAAGTGGCCGAGCGCGAGCGGAAGAACTCCGTTCGGTTCGCGGACAAGGTCACAGGCTGGTGTGTCGTGATCGGCTGTGTGCTGATCCTGCTGGAGTGGGGGTTGAGATGATCGGCCTAAGAACCTGCCAAGCGCTCAAAGAATTCCTCAAGCCCGACCCCGAAAGGATCAAGGAGTTGGAGGAGAAGCGAGAGGAACTGAAACGACAGATGGGCAGGAAGTACGCCCATCACCCTGACAACTTCATCCGGAGGAACAATGGAACTCTGGGACGATAGCCAGCAAGCGCACCACAAGCAACAACTGGAACTCCAAAGGGATTTGGAAGGGATCGTGACCAAGTGCGCACGCATCCTGTCCGAAGACGAACTGGCCCTGCTCGAGTGGGCCGCTAATGCGAAAGCGAGGAATCATGCCCAAGATCGGCGAAATGATCGAGTCTAAGTACCTGAAGCAGTCCGACGTAGATGGCGAGGTCGATGTGACCATCACCAAGATTGGTCAAGTCAACGTCGCCCGCGACGACGAACAGCCCGAGATGAAGTGGGCCGTCAAGTTTCAGGAGTTCAAGAAACCGATGGTGCTCAACAGCACCAACATTCAACTCCTGGCGAAAGCCTGCGGCTCCGAAGACACAGATGACTGGATCGGCAAGACCGTGACGATCTTTGCCGATCCGAATGTTTCCTTTGGTGGGAAGCTCGTCGGTGGGCTTCGTGTGAGACTGCCTATCAAGAAACCCTCGAAGATGCCGGCGGGGAATCTCGAAGACATGGAAGACGACGTGCCCTTCTGATGGAACGCGGCGGCGGCAGGCCCAAGGGCTATTTCCTCAAGAACGGTACTCGGGTGCCGGGGACCACCACGATCATCAATCGGTGGAAGGAATCCGGCGCCCTCCTTCAATGGGCATGGAAGCAAGGCCGGGACGGTAAGGAGCTCTACGAGGAGCGTGACAAGGCCGCTGATGTGGGGACGATCATCCATGCTCTTGCCGAAGCTGATTTGCACGGCCTCCCCCACCCCGAGATCCCCAAGGAGATGGAAGACAAGGTCACTTCGGGTTACTCGGCTTGGAGGGACTGGTGGGCTTCGACCAAGTTCGAGCCCGTGGCTACTGAGATCCCGCTGGTGAGTGAGACGCACCGTTTCGGCGGAACTCTAGACCTCGTGTTGAGAACGCCGTCAGGACTGGCGATCGGAGATTTCAAGACCTCGAACTCGGTCTATTCGGACTACCTCGTCCAGCTCGCTGCCTACGCAATTCTATGGACAGAGAACCGTCCTGAGTCCCTGACTGGTGGGTTTCACCTGATGCGCTTCGCCAAGGAGCACGGGGACTTCACCCATCGGTTCTGGCCGAACCTGGACGAAGCGAAGGAACAGTTCCTCCTGTTCCGTCGGGCCTACGATATCGACAAGGAACTCGTGAAGAGGGCCAAATGACCGATACCACACTGCATTGGACTACCAAGCTTTCTGCGCTCGACGCGTGTGAAGAGGCTGTTGAATGGGCACAACAGTTCGATATACCAGAAGCAGCGTGGCTTGCCTGCGAGCGCGCCCGCAGGCTGATAGAGGAGAGGTGAGGATGAAATGCTGGGTGAAATTTTCATGCGTCTTCCAGGGGCATTTCTGGGACTGGCGCAGCCGTCCGATTACCTGTAGGCATTGTGGAGAGAAGTGGTGACCCAATCCGAACTCCTCCTGTCTTTGGAGCGCGCGGAACCGCGCTAGAAGTCATTGTTTGGACTGGAAGGAGAGGAACGTTTTAGAAGGATCGGCTTTAGTTGGCCTCCGCCCACGCAATCACCCTCCTCCCGTAGTCCTTCCAAGCCTCGATCTGGGTCGCGGCGGTCGCCAGCCTAAGTTCTAGTTCGGCGATTTCGATTTCGAGGGTTGCGATTCGGTCTCGGAGTTCTGAATCAGGTATAGACCCGGGTTCTCGACTGACATGAGGCTTTGGGGCGGCAGCGGCGGCTTGCTCTGCTCGACCGAGACGGGTACGTAAGTCGCGCAGCCTGCGCTCGTAAGTGTCGCGAGTAGCAACGATGTTAGCAGCATACGCATCAGCAACCTCCTGGGTGTGTTTCTGGGCTTCCTGAGTCCTCCTGGCCGCCCGCTCCTGCGCAACCCTCCCCTCGGCCTCTACACGGGCCACAAAGGCTTCATGCTCTGCCCGCGACCAGTTGAGCCCCTTCACGAATCCAAATGCACCAGCGGCCAGAATAACGAGCCCCAGGGCTATTAAACGGTATGGGAAAGGAATGAGGGAGAGCAATTACATCCCCCGGAAGAAATAGCCCGTTGCAAAACTGACAGCAATCGTTCCCAAGACGAGAACGGTGTTCACGACCCGCCGGCCCCACCTGGCCACAAGCTCGTCATATTGTTCCTTGGACTTGACCTTCGCCCCCTCGTACTTCGGCCCTAGCCGCTCGACCGCTTTCTCGACTGCCTTCTCGAGTTCTGCCCGGAATTCGTCACTCGTCATCACTTCTCTCCTAGATCAGTCGTCGTCACCCAACGTAACCATGCCGTGATCACGCCAACCAGCATGTTGAACAGCCCGTAATACAAACTCGGAATGTGCTCCTTCAGGTCCGGGAGCCCGACCTGGACGGCACCAATGACCACCAAGGCCCCGGAGAACCACATCGTTTTCGACTTCGCCGCGCCTCTTGTTTTATTCATGCCTCGAATGCCAGATGGAAAAGCCGCTTCAGCCAGCCTTTTCCGAAACGGTCGAATGTTCCCAGGCTCATGTAGAACAACGCGCGCTCGGCAAGAAACCCTGCAAGATCGTCCTGCGTCGCACGTTTCACCATGCCCTCGGTGATCGGCCCGATCAGCCCGTCCTGGGCGAGTTTCAACGACCGCTGCAGGCACTGCACCGCAGGACGGATCCCGGAGTTCACCGCCATGTCGAAGACCACCAGTGACCACGGCCAGGGCAGCGCGTTTGCCCCGGACTTCCACCAGTAATCGCTCTCATAGATCCGCTTCGCCTGATCCAGCGTCAGGTTCTTGATGTCGAGGTGCGGGTAGGAACGTTTCGAGATCCCATATTTCGTTTCACCGCCCGGATCTCGAGGATCGTTCACGTACCCGCCCTCGACACCAATGACGATCTCGAAAGCGCGGTCAAACTCATTCATTGTCCATGCCTGAAATTAGATGGTCTTGATCCCGTGCTGGCGCTTGAAACGCTCCACGCCCGTTTTCTGAGGAGACTGAAACTCATCCCTGCGGAATAGTTTCACGTCCCCATCCTCGAACGTGAAAAGAATCGCCTGCCGTTCGTGGATCTCAACCCAGCAACCGTCGTAGTTCTTCCCCTCCTTGTGCCCAATCCAGATCACCTTTTTCCAGTCCGTGGAGACAGTGATCGGCGCCGTAGCCACGACCATCTGCATGATCTCCTTGGCCGCATTGCTGATACATGGCTTGGCGTAGAGCTCGAGCGTCACGGACTGATCCGGAGACGAGGCCACCAAGACGGGCTTCTCCTGCGCCTCCACCGCAGAACACCCAGTCCAACCACTGAGAAGAAGCGCCGATAGCACCGCAAGAATCGCTTTCATTTGTCATTACTCCACTCTGGCGGGAAGTGGGCATAGACCATCCGCTCGACGGCAGGCACCTCCCGCGAGTGCTTTGTCAATTCCGACCGAATGGATTGAAGAATATCTATCGCCTGATAGAGATCAGCGGACGCAACATCCCACTTCTGTTTTTGTTCTGCCTCCTGCGCAGAGGCGATCAAGCGTTGAGCGTCCGCATAACTAGACACGTATCAAGTTACCCCTGTATTCGACATGATCCTCGTCCCAAGCCATCACGAGCTCTGGCTGAAGCATCCTTCCGTTTTTGAATGTCACCACCACAAACCCGGACTCCCATCCGGTTTCGTTCGCCTCGGTGTAATGGACGAACTGCTCCGAGTTCACATCGGCCAGCGTTCCAGCATCAACACCAAATCTTCTCCCTCTCCTGTCCCTCACCCTCCGTATCTGCATGTTGTGCAGATGCCCGGTGATGATGTTCACCCCGGAGTGAAGAGTATTGGTGTAAGAGGCATGTATCCCGCCACGGAAGCGATGCTTGATCTCCAGCCACCCCTCCGTCTGAGGATTCACCCAGAACGTCCAGCAGGGGTGCCAGAGCGGAAATCTGTCCTTGAGGTGCATCCCCTCGACCTCACGCATCTCGGGGACATTCGCTGCCAGATATGATTCATAGCGAAGATCGTGATTGCCCAATGGCCAGACCAGGAGACATCCCTTGGGCGCGGCGGTCTCGATCTCGGTCAGCCGCTCATCACAGACCTTGAGCTCGTCCGCAACCGTCGGACGTTGCTCCATGAACCCGATGGCGGGGTGCCTCGAGATCCTCGCCCCGTCGAAGACATCCCCGTTTAAGACAACAGCCTTGGGGCGGGGCTCGTAGTTTCTGACGAAGTGCAGGAATCCCCTTTGACACGTTGACATCTCTCCCGGCCAATAATGGGGATCCGAGCCAACCAGGATGACACCATCAGGAATGCTCGCCGTGAAGACTGTCTTGTGATTGATGATCGAAGAAGGCACGGGGTCATCGCCGCGCGCCCTCATACTCCGCAATCGCTCGTATAGCACTTTCTCCGCAAGTCCAAGTTCCGTCGCGGCTAGTCTGCGATTTCCGCCGTGCTTTAAAAGCGCTTCCCTGATTTGTTCATCGGAGGCTTTCTGGCGAAAGGGATTCGGCTTGCCTTTGGGCCAGGGCATCTATTTCGCCCGCATCAAATACCGCCAGAGCACACGGTTCTCTGACATATGGTGCAGCAGTGCATTTCCAAGGAAACTGGCTAACTGCTCTTCCTCCTCCTCTTCGTATCCCAATCCGGAATGAGCAAACATCTGGTGGATGATTTCGTGAAGCACAGTTTCCTTTTCACGCTCCAGGTTCATTCCCTCATCGAACTGGATCAACGACTCCTCATGGTTCGTGATCCCGAACATCTTGCGGCGCTTCTCGTCACGCAGATCCTTTTTCCATTCCAGCCGATATTTGTGCCCCATGAACACCGACTGTTTGGGACGGTTCATTTGAAGAATGGCAGGAACTTGCCGATTACCGCGCCCACAGCACCGGACATGGAACCAACTAACATCAGCGTTTTCCATCCGCCCTTGCTCTGGTTTGCAATGGCAAGAAGCTCCTTAACGTCCTTTTTGAGATCTGCCATGCTCTCCTTCATGATGGCGATCTCGACATCATGCGTCGCCACTTGTCGTTCTATCTCGTTCATGAGTCCGCATCCCATCTAAACGACAGCACACAAGCAAACCGTACGTGCCTGCCATTCACTAATTCAGGGGGCTGGTACTTCTCCGGAAGCCAAGTCGAGTATTCGGGGTGCCCCAGACCGTAAACCTTCCAGCCGAAATAACCCTTCCACTCCCCGCCGGGGAGCTCGATCTTCCAAGAGAGAAACGGATAGGGGAGCCTGGGGAAACAGAAAGCGAACCAGAGGTTGGCAGCCGTCGCGCCGAACCACGGATTAGCCTTGCCCCAAAACCTCGGCTTGAGAATAGGGCGCAACCATTCGTATCTCGAGAACTGGAAGTGAAATCCGGAGGCTTGCGGCCAAGGATTTTCGGGGCGCGCATTCATAAATCTGCGTCTTAGTAAAACTCTTCAACGATCACAATCCCGGCACCACCTGCCGCACCATCCGTCGTGGAACCACCAGCAGAACCCGCGCCACCACCGCCGCCGCCGGGTTGGACTCCAGCAGAACCGTTTGCCTGCCCAGGGCCTCCGCCTCCGCCCCCGCCAAGCGCGGACGATCCACCACTACCACCGTTGTTCGCATTCCCGCCACCTTGACCAGCGGCACCTGAAATATTCAGATCCCCAGAAGCGCCGCTCCCTCCCGCCCCTCCAGTACCGAATGAACCGCTTGTCCCCTGCACCCCACCAGAACCGCCATTGCCCGTGCAATGCGCGCCGAACGAGGAATTGCCACCATTGCCGCCATTGCCGCCACTTGTAGAAGCGGCGCCCGCGGCCCCAATCGTGACGGTTTCTGTGGACCCTAAAGAGCCTGCAGCGATGTACTTGATAGCTGTCCCGCCACCGCCACCGCCGCCGCCGGAACTCCCACCCGTATTCAGCGACCCACCGCCACCGCCACCGCCACCAATAACCGTTACCTTGACCTTCGTCAGATAGGACGGCTTTGTCCATGTGTCGCTGGAAGTGAAAACCTGTATGGTTGGCTGCTGTACCTGAAGGGTCAGGTCTGAGTCCGGCATGGTGATGACGCGCGTTGTTGCGGTCGTCAGTCCATCAGCCTCGATGCGGATAAGTTTAGTGGCGTCTGCAGATCCTTTGATAATCGCGGTCGAATCGACAAACGGAGCATCCGAATCTGCAATAGCAGTTCCGTCTGCTTTCATGTAATTAAGACAGCGCCAGTTTCCCGACCCCAACGAGAGGAACAAAGCACAGTCTCCGGCCGCGGTGCTGATGTTTGCCGACCCCGGCAGGATCAGACTCGTTCCGTTATGGGTCAGCGTCAGCGCCCCGGAGAACGTGACAAACTTCCAGATCCCGGCCGCTACCGTACCCAGCCCGGTAATCGTGGTGGTCCCCGAGATGGTCAGGAACGCGCTGTCCTTGGAGCCTATGTCTGTCGTGGTCGCAGAAGCGATGGTGTCGCTCGAGGCCAACTGACGGACAACCGCCTGGATCTCCCTCAGATTGTCGTCCAGGCCACCCCCAATGGACGTGGATCCTGCGGGGCTGTTGGAACTCGCCGTTGTCGACCAGTTTTTCAGCGAACTAGATACGTCAGCCATCGGTTTTTCTTCTCCAGACTCGTAAACCCCTTGTATTCAGTGCGGGGCTTGGGTATAAAAGAACTGTAAGGAGGAACACCATGAAACCGTTCGTGTTGTCGTTCTGCCTCCTGCTTTCGGCCTGCGCCATGACCCCGGAGGACGCCAGAATCGCCGGGATACACACCCTTTGCGGGGCAGTCGTCCAGGGCGACCGGGAATCGGCCCACAACGCCTCCCAAGAGATCAAGGCGAGGGGCTATGACCCAAGCGGATGCTTCGCCCTCGTCCAAGCCAGAAGGGCGGAGGCAATGCAGATGATCGGCCTTGGATCCGGAGTCCTGCTCTCCAGCCAGCCTCGGCCGCAAGAGCAATGCACTACGGTCTACAGTTACGGAGTAGCAACGACGACTTGTCGTTGACCCGTGGGGGAGTACACGGACCTGATTCGGTTAGCCCTTATCGCGGCGGGCCTTGCCGTGATCGGGTCACTCAGGCAGGCTTTGCAGAAGCGATGGCCCAAGCAGTGGGGAGACCCGCCCCATAGTTCTGAACGCGCCCGCAACTGGGGTCGCAAACTCGGGGCGGCGTGTAAGAAGACCTGTCACCGCCTGCTGTCCAAGGGGCGTGTAGAACAACCCCAGCGGGGAAGCAAGAACCCCGGTCCCAACCCCTAGTGGTCCAGAAGCCATCAGCGCCCTGAACGGCGTCCCAGAGTCCGGGACTTTCTTGCCCAGAACATCAACCCCGCTCTCGGCAAGATCCTGCATCAACGCCCGGCCTTGGCTGAAGGCCCGCTTTCGCAAGCTCGAGTCCATCGCCCGCGTTGCCCCGCGCAAGGCCTCTGGACTGAACACCCCTTCTGCAGATCCCACCCGGCCCGCAGCGTTCTCGACGCGAAGCAGGTTCGCATAGGCTGTATTGACCTTGGCGAGCTCGCCGGCATAGTTCGGATTGCCGCGCTCGACCATCCGGCGCAGCGCCGCCTGCGCCTCTTTAAGCGCGTCAGAAAGCAATCTCTGATCCGCGTCCTGGCTCTTGCCGTACAGCCTGATCAGCCCACCAAGTTTGGACTCGACGGCCTTCATCGTCTCAGGATGCATCCGGCCTTGCTTCGTGAACTTCCCGAGGACTTCGTTCTTCAGGATATTGGCGAACTGATCCGCCCGCTGTGTCGGCATCCCCTGCGCGAGCGTGCGCAGTCCTTGAATGTCCGTAACAAAATCCGGATCAGCAACGACCTTCAATTTCGGCAGAAGGTCGTCGTAGGCCTGGCTGACCATCTCGCCGGCTTCCCTGACCGCCTCCCGGCCAACCTTCTTGCCAATGTCCTTGCCAATGGGGGTAAGAGCACGATTGATTGCCGCGCGATTGAATTGCTCTACTGCGCGACGCTGTCCTGATCGGATTGCATCACCAAGGACAGGAACGCTCGTCAATCCCTCCTCTGCGCGCTGTGCAAAGCCACCAAGCGCCTGCCCAGGCGTAGGCGTTACGCCTTCCCTGATCAACCCACCAGCGCGCTCGACTGCCTTGGGCTTGATGACCCTGGATATACCGCGGCCGGCCAGGTTGCCCGCCGCCCCGAATGCAGCGCCCGCGGCAATATTCTTTGCTGCTGATTCGCCCTCGAGCACAGGTTCAGCCGCCCCAAGCGCTCCGCCGAGCGCCATCGACCCAGGCAGGCTCGCAGGGGCAACCTTCCCAAGCCCGAGAATGTTCATGGCTACGTTGCCAGCCAATGCCGCTGGAGACTCCTGAAGAATCGTCCTGTTGGCGATAACCGCAGCCTCGTCCTGCGGAGACAATCCGCCGCCAAAGGCCTGCTTCAGCCGCAGCGCAGGTTGGTCAATGGCGGAATAAGCTCCCATCAGCGCCTTGGACACCGGGCCAAACTGAGGAAGCGTCTCTCTGATCGCTTGAGGCAGCCCAGCAACACCGATGTTGAATTGCTGCGGCGGGGCCTCGTCCTTCTTCTGGAAGGTCTCCCAAGGCTTGGCGGATTGTTGTTGGAATTCTTCCCAAGGCTTCATTGCTGCTTGCGCCAGTTCATCCTGTTCGAAGGATCGCCACCAAGGAACACGTACCCACTCCTGACCTCCCCTTTCTGGGGAGCGGATGGAGTGGAAGGTTGCGTCTGTCCTTGAGACTGAAGAACAGCGTTCTTCCAGTTCTCGAAATGCTGCTTGGCTTGCTGAAGATTGGCGCGAAGTTGGTCCTCGCTCTGCCCTTTATCCAGCGATCCCAAGACCGACTGAAGCATGTTCAATTCCTGCACGGCAACTTGCCCGAGTGCCCCGCCGGTCGGAGATGCTTCGCGCATCTGCTGGAGCTCTTGGAAGCCAATGTTCGCCTTGATCGTGTCAATCGTCTTGTCGAGGTTATAGGCAGAGGTGCCAGGGATCGCTCCCAGCGCTGTTCCAGTCGCCCCGGTCGTGAAGAAGCCGACCTGACCCAGCGCCTTGTCAATGGTATTCGAGACGATATCTGCTCGAGCAAGAGCCGCCTCCGCACGCTTCTCGGACTTCTCTTCCTCCATCTTGACTTTGCGCTCTTCGGCAGACACAGGCGGGCGCAAACCCGTTGGACGGATCTCCCCACGATTGCCGAACTGCACAAGCGTCGGCTGCCCCGTTGATGGATCAAGCACAGGAACCGGAGCAGGAAAGTTCTGGACCGAAACCGGCGGCGCATGGGTGGCTTGCTTCCCGATCCAGGCCCCTACAGCTTTGTTCCAAGTTTCAGATCCCTGCGGCACACCAGCGGCCTCGAGCGCGCGGAGGAATTCCGGCGGCGCGGTTGGTGCCTGTGCAATAGCCTTCCCGCTCGGGTCATACCGAATCGCACCTGGAGAAAGCGTGAATCCTTCCTGCTGCGGGAACTGCCGTCCAACCGCGCCCTTGAAGTCTCCCGCTTGTGCAAGGAGCGACGCCGCAGGATCGGTAAACCTGCCGGCCAATGCTTCCTGTGTCTTGCGGGCCTTCATCTTGTCTTCGATCTCTATCAACTTTGCGCCGGTCAGAGCCGACTGAAGACGCTGCTGCGGGGCTTGCGCCAAGATCTGGTTGTACGCAGCCATGCCCTGCATCCCACCCTGCCCTAGCGCCTGCCCGAACGAAGGCCGATATCCCTGACCAGCCGAACCGGACAGAAGCCCAAGCCCCGCGGCCAGAAGGCCCATGCTCCGGGCTTTCTGCAGATCCTCTTGGGTAGGATTCGAGAGCGAGGAGAATTGGTCGAGCAATCCAGGCATGTTAGTAGACGATCCGTTGCCGGCCGCCCCTGATGTACGGATTCAGTTGCGAAAACGGGAGGACTTGCGGCGGAGGAAGCATCGCCGGCTGCGGCGGCGGCTGTTGCTGCGTGCCCCTTTGTTGTTGCCCGCCCTGGGCCATGTTCAGCCCCATACCCAGCATGTCTTTCCCGCTCAGTCCGAACGGGCGCAGTCTTCGCGACCAATGGACCGCCCGCAGCCATTGCCGTAGGAATGGCGCCACCAGCGAACGCAGTACCAGCCGGGGCGATCAGCCCACCTGCGCCCATCCCTGAGACGGTTGGCGCAAGGCTCGACAGCGTTGGAGTGAGACCACCGCCAAGCGCGCCAGCGCCCAGTGCTCCGGTCCCGGCACCACCAAGGCCCATCACCGCTCCCGCAGGGGCCGCGAGTCCGCTTCCAAGCGCTCCGGCGCCCATTCCTGCTGCGCCCGTGATTGTCGGTGCTGCCGCCGCTGCTGCTGCACCCTCAGCCGCCGCGCCAAGAAGCGCCGCTTCCCCAACACCACCCATTGCCATGTTCTTATCCTCTTCAGAATGCAAAGCCGCCGAGTGCGCCAAGACCACCGCCAATCCAAGGCGCATAAGAACTCTGCGGGAAAGCCAATGACCCAAGCCCGGCCCCGACCGAGCCGCCACCGAGCGCGCTCGCCGCGCGGTTGTATTGCACGGGAGCTCCCTGACTGATCGTTGTCGAGCGCCCGCCCGTCGAGCCGGCAAGCGTGTTTGACAGAACGTCCAACTGCTGGAACGGGAAATTCTGCTGCTCGAGGAATCGTTCATATCCGAGGTTCAATAGATCCTGCTCTTTCTGCCCGAACACGTCTCCAACGCCAAGAAGCGCTTGGGCGTCCTGATAGTCGAGATTGGAGAATGACGGTGCCATCGAGGCCGCACGAAGCTGGTTCGTGCGCTCGTTCATGTAGTTCTGCCCGTACAGATTCGTCGCTACCTGGGCCAGTTGATCGGTGAGCATGTTTTGATGCCCGGTCCCGCCGAATGCCCCCGGACGGTTGAATTGCGCATTCACCCTGCCCTGTACCTGGCCTAGCGCGGCATCCACCGTGTCCTTGAGGTAAGGATTGGATTCGGGACGAAGGAATGCGCCAGAGGAGGTCTGCGCGAGCATATCCCTCGCTGCGTTCACGTCCGGAGCCCCGGACATGGCTCGCTCGCGCGTCATCCCGAGCCCGGCCAGTTGATCGGGCGTGAAGTCCGCAATCCTCTGCCCCGTATATGGCGTGTAGGGCTGATTGGAAAGCTCCGTCCCGCGCTGCAATAGTTGCTCTGCAAACGGCTGGGCATAAGCAGGAAGTTCCTGCTTCGTTACCGAGGTCGTATGCGAAGGGGATCCGCCGCCGCCGCTCATGTCAATTCCTTCGTGTATCGCATCATCGTTGGTTTGAAGCCCAATCTTCTGGCTCGTTTCTCCCATCCCCTCCTCGGGGAATCGAATGTGATCACCTTTGCGCCCGCTGCCCGCGCAATCTCTTCCACTTCCTCCATGTAGTCCGCCGGATCGTCCGTGGTTTGGACAATCCAGCAATGGAGCCGCTTGCTCGAGTAGTTCGGCAGGAGTTGGAGGATCGCAAACCCCTTCCACTCTGCGTCGTTGACGTAGAGTCCTGCCTGTCCTGTTCTGAGGGAAAGATAAACGTCTTCAGGAATCCACCCATCCGACAAAGGGATCATCCTTTCCAGAACGGGCCTGATTCGCGGCCAGAACTCGCCTACTCTTTCAGGAGGAACCGGAAGCACATCAGTTGCCGGTTAAAACTCTTTCTTCGTGCCACGTCCCAGGCTCCCCACCCGTTACACAGATCCAGGCGCGCACGATGTACATCGCTCCTGCCGTGCCAGTCTCCGCCGGAGCAATGTTCCTGACCTCGTCCCCGCGTTGCCAGACCCCAGTTGTCGGGGCGGCGGTCATCGCGTTATATGCGCCGACAATCCGCCCCTCGGAGGACGCATTGACCTGCTGCTCGATATTCTGAAACGCCTGGGCAAGCCAGGACTGATCGTAGACCCTTTGCGCAAGCCGTCTGAGATTAAGCCTACTCATCGCCTGACGGGATCGCGTTGATATTGATCCCCGTTACCTCATAGTCGCCGTTGTACTGCTGAACGAACCTATGCCAGCGCGCTTCCCTTTGAAGGTCGAACTTCGACCCGTTCATGGAAGACGAAGATCCTGTAGTCAACGCATCCCCGAGGTTGTGACGATAGTAGTTCGTCATGGTCCCGTTTGATGGCTTCCTCAAGAACCGCATCCGGACACGGTCAACCATTGTGTACAGGTCGTCCCCTCCATAATCACCCGTAGTGAGCGAGCTCGCACCTGGAGTCCCGGTCAGAAGAACGAGATTGTTCCCGGTCTCGAACACGCCGAGTTGCGTTGCATCCGCCGAGACAAACGCATTGTCATAAGAGGTTGCCGGCAGGCTGTCATAAGTTCCGTAGGAGGTCATGTTGTCGTAGGTCACGCCGCTAGCGACATAATTGACCACGGCCTGGACTTGCCTGTCGGAGCGCCCCCAACGATCCGCCCTGTAGTGATACACAACGCATTTGTCCGGATTCACCGAGTCAACGGTCGGATACCAGAAATAGACCCTGGACTCGGTCTTGTCGTGAAGCGTGAGGATTGTCCCCTGGCGCTTTCTCAGCAACTCCCCGAACACCGTCTCCTTGATTGCCTGCCCGATGGGCCTCGGCCGCGCGCCATCGAACAGATAGAAGTCCCCGTCGCCCATGAAGATCAGCACGGGGTTTTCAGGGGTGCCGATATCAACCACCGCCTCGTTGCAGAGCGCCCCGGCCTCTCCTGGGATGTATGTCCATGACCACACGTCCGGCGGCCCGGAATAGGATCCAAACCACATCCCAATCCGCTTGAAAGCCACCACGCCATCGCCGAACCTGCGCGCCGCAGTGATTCTCCCCGGACTGTCGGTCAGCCTTCCTGTCGTCGCCTGCGTGGTTGTGGGGGCAGGCGTCCAGTCCTCCTCGTCCCCCAGCGCAGAGCACCACCACCTGTCCGGGGAATCCCCATAAGTTGTCTCGTTGGTATCGAAGGCAAGGACGAAGTTTCTTGCCGTTTCGATGATGTTCGCCTTGATTGCCGGGCTTGCTGAGATGTCCGCAAAGGCCCCGCTGGTCGAGCGCTGGATGACCTCCTCTTTCGAGGCAGCCAGGGATACGTTCCCGAACTGGGCAAACGTCCAGCGGTACTCATCCGTTAGCCCGTAACTCCCGCCGGAGGCGCGCGTCCGGCTCGTCCAAACCCCGCCGGAGCCTTCCCATAGGTCTGTAGCCGAGCCAGCGAAGAACCGCGAGGTGCCGTCAAGTTTCGTCAGTACAGCCGCACCACGGCACGCGGAGGATGTTCCTGCCGCGGTTTGCGCGCCAAGAGCAAAGAACCCGGCCGTTTGCGCAGAAGCCCCAGGCTCCATCCCCTTGAGCGAGGGAAGCAGGTTCTCGCAGTCCGTCAGAATCCCCGGCTTCGTCGGATCATCATCAGGCGCATAGCCGACAACTTGGTAAAACATCAGGCAACGTACATCGTCAGCGGACCACCGGAGAACTCGGCCGCGCGATCCTCGTTGTTCACATCAGCCAGGATGGCGTTGCGCTTTGCCATCCAGAGCTCAACCCGTTTGTCGTCCTTCTTGAACGCCTCGAGCTCCGACAGCGCGGCAAACAGGTAAAGATCCGGATTCGCCGTGAAAAGTGCATTCGCGCTCGAGATCACTGATGTAAGCCGCTTGTAATACTCGCCAGCGACCGTGTACGCCGAATCTGGATAGGGGCCGAAAATGAAGTTGGACCCCTCGACCGCGATGTATTTCGGCTTGGACTCCGAGCTACGGGTCGGATAGCGCGTATAGATCCAACTCGAGGCCTTCGCCTGCAATGGCTCTATCGGCGTCCCGTCGATATAGGCGTGCTTCAATGCAACGAAGTCTGCCGGCAAAGCCGCGACTCCCGAAGAGATCGTGACGGACAGGGGTTCTTCCATGTCTCTGGTGCGCGCATGGCGGAAGATCCACTTCTCGCCCATGAGGATGAGGTCATCCAGGTATGAGGACAGATCATCCCGCTTTGCCCAGTTTGTTATTGCCGTCTTAAGTTCTGTGAGCGTTGAGATAGCCATATTTTTCTGGGCGGGATGGACTCGTAATCAATGAGCCAATCCCCGCATCTCCATTGTTTCCTGGTTTTCCTGTAATCCCTATCCCAATGCGGCTTCAACTTCTTCCAATCCAAACTTCTCTCAGAATCGCCCATGCCGTGCCGTTTTGGATTTCCTCGAGTGAGAACTGCGAGTAACTGAGTGACCGCAGCCAATGCTCCCTGTCTGGGGTTGCAGGCTCTTCTATCTTCGAAAGATCCTCTTCACCCACTCCATAAGCCGGCGAAGTGGACGGGCCGAAGACTGGGACTCCCGCATACGCCGCTTCAACGCACGCGACAGATGAGTGACCGACGACGGCCCAGGCGTCCCGCAGGCAATCGGCGAGCGGCGGTCCATCCTTGGGCTTGACAATGATTTCACGATCCGTGTGCCTCTGGAGTTCGCCAACGGTCTTTTCTGTCCAGTCTTCTTGGACATATAGCTTCCCCATCATCGGCTGGATCGGGATTACATAGATCTTTGACCC